AGCGAGCTGCTGGACCGCGCGGCCGCGATGATCGACCCGGACCGGCCGGAAGGCACGGCGAGCTACGAAGCCCGGCTCGACTGGCTGGCTAAGTGGCGAGAGGTGGTCGGCCGATGAGCATCAGCCCGGAAGAGTTCAACGAGCACGCCATCGCGAGCGGCACGGCGGGGCTGGCCCAGCATCGGCAGCCCCTGCCCGACGTCCAGCAGCATCTGAACAGCGACGGCGAGCCGTGCGATTGCGGGGAGATGCCGCCGCAACCGGGCCTCATTCACTACCGCAGGTCGGTGGGCGTGAAAGCCGCACCGGTCGCTTACACCCCGCCGAAGTACGGCCCGCCGCCCGGCTTCCCGGCGGAGAAGTGGCGCACGATGAACCGCGCCCAGCGCCGCGAACAGCTCAAGTCCGTGGCCCGCGCAGTGAACCAGGTGGTGAAGTAACGTGTTGACGATTTTCCTTGCCGGATGGCGCAGCGAAGAGGAGTCGCCCTGGTTCTACGAGGGCACCACCGCCGAGCTGTTCCGCACCGTGCGCGTGATCGGCGAGCAGGTCGTGTTCGTCGAGCCGAGCCCCGGCCACCTGATCAATGTCGCGCACATCGAGCGCATCGCGGAAGACGTCGAGCAGCCGGGTGAGCTGGACGCTACCGCGCGCGAAGCACAGCGTGTGCTCGACGAATACGACGCTGGACAGCCTGCCCTGCCGGGCGAGGTGCGCGCCACACCCATCCCCGGCGGCCCGAAGTCCTGCCGGCACGGCTTCATCGAGGGCACGTGCTCGGTATGCAACCGCGAGGCAGCCGAGTGATCTGGCTGCTGATCATCCTGCCGCTGGTCGCCCTCATCGCGGGGGTGGCCAGCGGCTTTGTGCTCGGAACGCGACAGACAGCCCGTATGATCGCCCGGATGAGCGAGTCCCAATTGGACGACCTCGCCGACAGAGTGAGGAGGCACCGGGATGGCACTGGCTGATCTCGCATTGCGTGCGGCGGGGCTACGGGCCCGGCCGCCGGCACCGCGCTCGACCACCCCGCCGCCCGGCGCGCTCGAGTCGCCGAACTTCTACGGCACTCCGCACCAGCCGCTCTGGCCGTCCTTCGAGGGCGCCATGCAGGTCGAGCTGGGGCAGCGCAACCTCTACGCCACCCGGGCGATCGAGAAGCTGGCCGACATGATCAGCGGCCTGCCCTTCCAGGCGGGCAACGTCACGTCCCGCACACCCCGGCCGACCTCGCGGATGATGCAGCTGCTGGGCCCGGCGCCCGGCCGGCCGAACCCGAAGTGGTCGAGCCAGCGGCTGTGGCGCTACGAGATCATCCAGTACCTGACTATGGGCAAGTTCGCCATGGTGCACGAACGCGATAGCGCCGGCCGGATCGTCGCGCTGTGGCCGTTGATGGCCCAGCACCTGGTACCCGTGCTCGCGCCGGCCGGATCGACAGACTATTTCGAGGGCTACCGCTACGGCACCCGCGGCGCCCAGGGCTACCGGGAGTACAACCTGGACGAGGTCACCTACGTCTACCGGCCCAGCCAGATCGACCTCCGGCAGCCGGAAGCACCGCTTCGCCTGGCGCGCTGGGGCATCGATATCCTGCGCCTGATCGATGAGTTCGACCAGTCGTTCCTCAAGAACGGCGGGACGCTCTCCCACTTGATCATCACACCGTCCTTTACGGACAACGACAGCCGTGTGGCGTTCCGCGACCAGTTCCGGAACAAGTTCGGCGGGGCGCGCAACGCGGGCCAGTCGGGGTTCGCCGAGTACACCGACGAACAGGGCGACTACGGGCAGGGCCAGCCGCGTCAGACCGTCGACGTCAAGGTGATCGGCACCGCGCAGAAAGACGCGCAGATGGCGGAGACGCGGCAGTCCCGCATCGACGACATGGCGCTGGCTATCGGTGTGCCGCTCTCGCTGCTCGGCCTGAGCCGCGATTCGAAGTACACCAACATGGACACCGATCGCCAGAACTGCTGGCGTGAGGCGGCGAACCCGCTCGCCGGCGAGCTGGCCGACAACGTCAACACCGCGTTTGCGACCACAATGGACAACCCGAGCGACGTCGGTTGGTTCGACACGTCCGGCGTCGCCGAGCTGCGCAGGCCGCCCGTCTTCACCGAGCAGGGCGGGCTGGCCGCGGTCGACGACGGCGTGATCACGGTGAACGAGTACCGCAAGGACCGTGGGCTGGCGCCGCTGCCCGACGGCGATGAGCCGCGCGCCAAGGCGGCCCCGCCCGTCATCACCCCGCCGGCCGGCGAGCCCCAGCCGGCCATCCCGGCACCGCCCGCCAAGCCGCCCGTGCGCGCCACCGCGGTCCGCACCGACCTGCTCGACGTCGTGCGTGCCCAGCTGGCCACCGAGCTGGACGCCCAGCGCAGCGAGCTCGAGGCGCGGCGCGATGGCAGGCGGGGCGGCCGTCGCCGGGCGCACGCGGCACTCGACCTCGCCTTGGTATACGACCAGGACCACTGGCAGCGGCGGCTGGCCACCAATCTGGCGCCTGGCCTGCGAGCCGCGGGCTACGGCGACGCGGCCATCGAGACGTTCAGCGTGGACGTCACCTCCGCGGTGCTGGCCCAGCTCGACGGCCAGACGTCCATCCCCGAGGTGGCGTGGGAGCCGGACGGCTACCTGCCCGCGCTCGACCGCCCGGCTGTGCAGCTCGACGCCGGGCTGGTCGAGACGGTCCTCGCCCAGGTGGCGGGCGGCCAGCACGACGCCGCCACCGCGCTGGCGCTGCTCGGCGGTGCGGCGTGAAACCCTCGAGGGTAGTTAGCAAGGCTAACGAATCTGGCTACGTGGACTCGCCCGTGCTGTTCGACTTCGGGAGCGCGGACGCCATGGCCAAGCTGCGCCGGGACATCGATCGGGAGTGCTGGCTGGCTCTGCGGGTACGACAGCCAACGAAGATCATCATCACGGACATCTCGTGACGACCCCCGCGGCAGCTCCGCCGCCGGTCGAGAGCAGCAACGCGGACGAGGTCATCGCCGCGCTGGGCGCGCTGCTCATCGCCGGGGCGACGGTAGCCGCAGTGACCAAGCTACTCGGCACGCTGCAGGGTGTCACGAAAGCCGTGGTCCCGACGCTGCTCACCGCCCGGAAGCTGGGCAAGTTGCTCGGCAAAAAGCTGACAGATCCCGGACAGAAAGCGGTCACATCTGCCCGGATCCGGTACGTCGCCGCCCAGCAGCAGGCGATCGCGCGCGCCGCGTACATCGTCCGGGCGACCCAGCGCCTGGCACCGGCCTACGCCACCAAGGACGCCGCCGTCATCGCTGCCGCCCAGCAGCGCGAGGACACGTTCGCCGTCGCCCACGCCAAGGCAGCAGCCGAGCGGCAGACCGCGGTGAACAACCTGATCAAGGCGGTCGGCAAGACGAAGCCGGACGGCGACGGCCGGATCCTCATGGGCTGGTATGCCGAGCCGTTCCCGTGCCCGGTCTGCCTGCTCGCCGACGGCTGCGATTTCGACGTGCTCGACCCGCCGTCCATCGGCTGGCCGGGCTGGGTGCACCCGCACTGTCACTGTGAGGCCGGACCACCACACGGAGGTGTTCTCGTGGACGACGTCGTCACCCGAACCGAGGTACCCGAAGAGATCCGCTCGCTGGCTCTGTCTACAGAGGAGCGCGCCAGCGGACTGCAGGCCACCAAGAACGGCCGGAAGTTGTGGAAGTGGCTCACTTCCGCGGAGGGCACGGCCCACTTCGCCGGCAGCCCGCACCCGTGGCAAGCGCTGGTGGACTTCCTGATCAGCAAGGGCGTGCCCGCCGGGCAGGCCAAGGGCGAAGCCACGAACATCATGCAGGCCACGGCCGCCGGCAAGGCGCTGTTCGCCATGGGGCACAAGGGAAAGAACAAGAAACGAGGCGCCATGACGACCGAGATCCGTACAGCCCAGATCACCGAGATCCGCGGCCCCGGCACGGCCAAGCCCGACGCCCGGCCGGGGTTCACGGCCAAGCTGGTGGCCTACGACGTGCCCGACAGCTACCGCACCAGCTGGGCGCCGGGCGTGTTCACCCGCGCGCTCGAGCAGCGCTCCGGCGACGGCCGCTCCATCCCGGTGGTGTGGGACCACAACTGGGCCGACCCGGTGGGGCAGGTCGTGGCCTACCGCGACCAGGCCGACGGGTTCTACGGCGATATCGAGTTC